TGCAGCCAGTCGTCCCAAAGGCCAGGTCGGCCCTGAAGGATCATGAGCTCCCTGAGCTCTTGCTGCTGCCGCTTGAGTTCCTCTAGGGCGAAGAACTCTTCGAGGTCGCTGCGCTGGTCGGGTGGCTTCTCCTCGACCTTTTTCTGCAGAGAAGACTTGGCGTCGAACCACTCGAACAGGGCCTTGCCGGCAGAGACGATCTCGCCGCTGTTGGCTATGCACTCCTTGATGACGGCATAAGCAGCGTTGGCGGCGGCGAGCTCCGCCAGCACTTAATCACCCTTGATCGATTGCGTGATGCCGATCCAGATGGCGCCGACGATGGCCACGGCCACCGCGGCGAAGAAGGCCAGGGTTCCGTGGTCAGCGATCCGGCGCAGGCGCTTGCCAAAGCGCAGGTCCTGGCGAAACTCTTCAATTGATGCCGGGTCATCAATGTCCACGCCCAGTATGGCGAAGGTCTTCCTGACCGCTTTGTCGGCGATTTCAGCGCACTCTGGTCGTGTCCCGCAGTCCATCGTGTTTCCTTTCTTGGATTAGGTTGGGGCTGATACTGGCTCAACCCAATTCGGGTCGTGCGGCAGCGCTACATCGGGGAATCCTTCTGCTTGCGGCAGATCTCGCAGAGCCTGCCGATATGCGGCCCAAGCGGCCTTGTCTACCGGCGCGTCCGCCACCTGGGTCCAGTCGCTGGCAGCAAGCAAACGATCCCGCTGTGCGCGCATCCGGGCGGCGCGAGAGGCCGTGTCTGCCGCGACTTCGTCTTCGGCTTTGCTTTCTACGGTGACCGTGTACGCCCAGCCGCCCTCAAGGTATGGGGCGCAGGAGACGAGCTTCTGAGTTCTCGGGTCGTGCGGCTTAAAGGTGTTGACGCGATACGCCCCGTGCTCGGACAAGAACTCATCGGACGGGCCAGAGGCAGCGAAACTGGTGTTAGGGAAGAAGCGTTGAACTTCGTCAACGATCCCGTCTTTGTAGATCAGCATGGTCTAGTTCCTTACTTGTCTGGGAATGCTTGTGCGGGCGGCGTGAAGTTGGCGGTGTAGCGGGCCACGCCTTTGGTGATGCGCAGGTCGTCGATGTAGCCATTCAAGAGCCCGTTGCCGCCCCTGCCGGAACCGATGTACATCGCCTCTGTCTGAGTGAAATCAAAACCAACCGTGCCGGTGCCGTCGTTCGACCCGTTGATGTAAATCTTCGTCTCGTTTGAATTGATGCCCGTCCGAACAACAGCAATGTGGGTCCAGGTTGACGCAGAGATTGACCCTGTAGAGTTGAACGACGAGTTGCTGTAATAAAAGACGACCCGGCCCGAAGAATCGATTCCTACGGCCCAGCCGGTACTGCCTGAAACACCCTTGCCGATAAAGGCTTTCAGCCCGATCGAGTCGGGGTTAACCCACATTTCGATCGTGAACGGGGCGGGGCCAAGCAGATGATCGTTGGAATGGGGCACGAGCAGGTAGTCGCCGGTCCCATCAAACTTCATAGACCCCATACCGAACTTTTTGACGTTGGTATCGACCTGCGCGTTGCCGACCGTGTCCAGAACAGTCTTGCCGGTCTGGTCGAGGATGCCAGCGTTGGCGAAGTTGAGCAGCAGGCTGGTGTTGGTGATTGCTGTTAGGGGGGCTGTTGGTGGGGTGAAATTGGCGGTGTACTGCGCGACCCCTTTCAGAATTCTTAGGTTTGAGATGTAGCCGTTTAGGTCCCCGGTTCCGTGTGTCGACCCGATACCGATACCGGCCGAACCGCCGACGGCCATATTCGCGCTGCTCGAGTAAGTTGCCCTACTCACCCCGTCAACATACAGCGTGGTAACTCCGCTGTTTCTGACAAGCGCAAAGTGCTGCCAGGCGTTTGCGCGAGCGACGCCTGCGGACGAAGCCATTTGTTGGCCGACACCAAGAAGCGTGGCCCCGACAGTGCCATCGGCGAAGGTATAAAAGTTGATTGTGTTATTTGTCGTCCCCGGAACTTCTCCAATCAAACCGGAGTAGTTTTTGAGAGCGACGTGGTAAACAAACATCTCAATCGTAAAGTTGCCAGACCCAAAGTCAAACGCCGGGTCGAGGGAGGTTCCGCGGCGCAGATAGTCCCCGCTGCCGTCAAAATACCCACTCCCGCCATTCACGGCAGGATCGTAAGCAGCCGTGGGTGCGAAAGGAAAAAAAGCGCGTACCTCCGTTGTCGCGTTGTCGGTAACGGTTCTGGGCGTAGTGCTGCTATCTACAAGACGATTAGCTTGGCAGGTAAGAAGAGAGGTCTCTGTACCCTGGGGTGGGTTCTGACCGCCGGAAGTAACGCCTAAAGGAACGGTGCTTGGGGTGAAGTTGCTGGTGTATACGGCTCTCCCATTTACAACACGCAGATTTGACAAATATCCGGCGTAAAACTCTACAGCGCTAGCAGCGCTACGCCCAATCGCCACGTTAATAGCGTTTGTCATACTTGCTGTAATCGTTCCCGACGTTCCCACATTTTGCCCATTCAGCCACAACTTAAATACGTTGCCCTCTCTAGTCAAAGCAACGTGGCTCCACGTATTTAATGCCGCTCCTGTGCTAGCGGTGAAATACCCTGTACCGCCGGCATAATAAAATTCAGGCTTTCCGCTGGAGTCCAACCTAAATGTAATTCCCGCAGACGCCCCTCTTTGAGAAAAAATACTTGGGAAAGTTGAAAAACTTACAGGATATATCCACGCTTCTATTGTTAGATTATTCGTACCAAACCCAAACGCCGTTGCGTCATAGGTGACGCTTAGCCAGTCTATGCTTCCATCAAAATAGTTACTCCACATTCCCGCCCCCAAGCTGAACGGGCTAAACGTGCCTTGGGTGGTGTTGCCTACCCTGGTGATCGGAAAGTCATACGGGCTGCTGTCGATGAACCCCACGTTGCGTACCGTGCCGCTGTATTGGCAGGTGAGGAGCTGGGTGTTGGTGACGTTGGTAAGCGGGGATGTAGGCCCGCCAGCGGGGGGAACGATCGCCGAACTTACGAAACGGGCGTTTGATACATACCCGCGTACGCCATAGTTAGGAGTCGACGGGAAAGAGTTGCCGATTGCGCCGATAGATCTTGTTCCAGAGTCAGTCGCGCTCCCTACAGAAGACCCGTTCAGGTACATCGTTGTAGTTGTGCCACTCCGAACAAGCGCGATGTGGTGCCACTGACCAACCGTAACAAGCCCGGTGCTTGAAACAATAATGTTTGACGTGCCGTTGTAATAAGAAATTGACCCGTTGGTGTTGACGTACACCTGGAGATTGCTGGTCGTAAACTCCCCGAACAAGACGGAGTAGTTTGTGGAAACTCCAGATCCCAAAGCCTCGGGGTAGTACAGACACTCAAAAGTAAAATTGCCTGTAAAGGCTATGTTTGATACGTTTATCGTGCCATCAGTGCCATCAAAATATCCGGAACCGTTGTCATTCGCCGCCAGGGTGAACGGCTGGAATGGGGAGATGCGGGTGTCACCGACGCGGGTGATGGTGAAGTTGTTGGTGCTGTTGTCGACAAAGCGGTTGGATTGGCAGGTGAGGAGCTGGGTGTTGGTGATAGCGGTAAGTGGTGCTGTTGGCGGGGTGAAGGCAGAGGTGTAGACGGCAGTGCCCTTAACTATCCGAACATTGGATATGTAACCACTAAGTAAAGCCGAGTTATCTAAATCTCTTCCAATGTTAATGTCGCCTGCTGTCAAAGTGTAATTGGTAGAGTCACTGGCAGACGCCCGCTCTACACCATCCAAATACATTTTGATAGTGCCGCTATTTCTAACAAACGCAACATGTGTCCATTTATCGTAGTACCCGGAATAACTATAACTAAATAAATTACTCGTGCCGTTAATATTTTGCCAGTAAATTAGCCCTCCAAAAATCAAAGAGGACCAGTATGTACCGGTTTGTGTAGGAGCGACTAAGCCGTGTGTGTTGCTACTGCCATTGGCATATACCCAGAATTCAACTGTGAAATTACCCGTCCCGAAAGCAAAAGCAGCATTATTCGGTAGGCTTAAATAATCCCCCGTACCATCAAAAAACGCGCTGTAGTTCCCTTCGTACGGGCTGAAGTTATCTCCGTACGCATCGCCGTTGACCGTTATCGGATAGTTGTTGTTGGAGTTGTCCGAGAACGCTAAGTATTTCGTCGGGCCAGGGTTGCTGAAATTGTTGGCCCCCTGGTTGCCGTCCCCGTGCAGCAATAAAACGGTCTGATTGAAGTTGGGGTCAACCAGGGGCGCGCTAACGCCGCCCCGCATCAACATCTTTAAGACATTGCTCATGGCTTGCCGACCTCGGTCCCGTAAAGCGTCGAGCCTACTTTCCAAAACATGATCCAGGTGTAGCCCGTCGTAGCCAGCGTGGGCGCCGATGCACTGCCCCCGGCCTTGACCCACGTTGGGTTCACGGTGGTCCAGGTTATCGAGTAGGCAGAACCGTCATCGATACCAAGCAGCACCACCTGGCCGGCTTCAAAGTTGGTTGCCGCGGGCGTTCTTGATGCGCCCAGCGTCACTATCTGAATTGAACCGTTGCCCGGGTCAATCTCAAAGGCGGCGCCATCGACGATTGTGTAAACGGTGTCTTTGAGTTCTTTGAAAGTCTGCTGCGCCGTCCAGCTTTGCGCGACGTTGAGTTTGGCTGTATTGGCGTCATAGGCCTGCACGTTTGTGCCGATGACCAGGCCAAGAGAGGTCCGGGCTGTTGACGCATTGAGGTTCGTGCTTCCGCCGTCCCATTGGAGCCTCTGGGTGTACGCCGAATCCCAGTTTGCTTGGCTTGCCGTGGTTGGAATCGAGTACCCGCTTTGAAGCGATACCGCCAAGGTGCCCGAGGACGTAACCGGAGACCCGCTGACAGTTAGCCCAGTCGGCACCGTTAGGCCAACCGAAGTCACCACACCCGGGAAAGTCTGAGTGCCGGCAAACGTAATGTTGCCGGTCATCGTGCCACCAGAGGTGGGCAGATAGCCCGAGGCTGGCAAGTACGTCGCCGACCAGGCGCTGCCGGTCCAGACCTTCATGATCGAAGAAACGCTGTTCCAATACAGCGCCCCCGTAAGCAACGCGTTGCCGTCGTTGTCTACCGTTGGGTCGGCAGCCTTGCTGCCCAAGTAGCGGTCATCAAACGCGTCGTATACGTTTTCCGCGTTGGTTGCAAATTGCCCAGCCAGGGTGGCGTAAACATCGGCGTTGTTTTCTGACGTTAAAGCATTCGACGCACTGATCGCCGCGGCAGCCGCAGAAGCGGCAGCAGCAGTCGTCGACCCAAAAAGCGTATCGATGTAGTTCTTGGTTGCGGCGTCCTGGGCGTTGGTCGGATCACCCATGCCGGTGATCTTGTTCGCGCCCATGGCGATGGCACCGGTCATGGTGCCGCCAGACAGGTTGAGCTTGAGCGCTAGGGCGTTATCGACCTGGGTCGTGGTGTAGGCATCGGTGATGCCGTAGCCGGCCAGAGTGGTGGGATTTGTGCCTGCCGTGACCCGGCCAAACAGATCTACGGTGACCGACTTGTAGGTGCCGGCCGCCACGCCCGTCTGGGCCAGGTCGATCTCGTCTGCACTGACGGCAATGCGCGAAGCAGAGGCCGTATTGACGTTGAGCGTATTGCCGGTCTTCGACATGCCGTTACCGGCAATCACCTGGCCGGCGCCAGAGAACTGGACAAACGTGACTGCCGTCGTGTTCAGCGTGCCGCCAGCCTGCACCGTGCACACAAATCCGTTGCTAGCGTTGGCCGTGCCCTCTTCCACAAACACGAAGGCGTGGACCAGTTCGTCCCAGGTGTCCGCATCTGCGGTACGAGTCCAGCTGCCCGAGGCAACCTCATAGATGCCGTTCTGCGAAGCCGTGCTCTGGTCTTTGACCAAAACCCGGTTGCCGGCGACTAACGCTACGCCGTCGATCGTCTGGGTATTGCTTAGCGTGATACTGGCTGTCGTGGCGGCACGGACAGACGCCTTGGCGTCCAGCCCCTGGACCGCGTTGTCGACGTAGATTTTGGTGACGGCGTCCTGGGCATTCGTCGGGTTTCCAAGGCCCGTGATCTTGTTCGTGTTCATGGCGATCGCGCCAGACATCGTGCCGCCTGCCAGGGCTAGGCGGGTGGCGACCTGGGTGTCGACGTAGCCCTTGGGCGCGGCATCGCCCGAATTGACGGGCGTCGAAAGGTTTTCAATGGTGCCGGTCGTACCGGCGTCCATATTCAACGTGCCGTTAATCGTGACGTTGGTAAAAGTCGACGTGCCGCTGGATGCCGTCACGTTGCCGGTCACATTGCCTGCGACGTTTCCAGTCACGTTGCCGGTCACATTGCCGGTCACGTTGCCGGTCAAACTGCCCGTAAAGCCGCTCGAGGCGCTGACCGTGGTGAAGGCGCCGGAAGACGCCGTGGTGCCCCCGATGGGCGTGCCATTGATCGTGCCGCCGGCAATAACGACCGTGCTGCCAAGGTTGGCTGTGCCAGAGACGGTGAGATTGGTGAAGCTGCCCGTGGAGGGAGTCGCAGCCCCGATGGGAGTGTTATTGATTGAGCCGAGGGTGATGGCTATGCCGCTGAGAGAGCTGGCTGCTACAAGAGCCGTGCCGCCTGCGTTGACGACAACAACCTTGTTGCCGTTGCCCGAAAGAGTGGGCAGCTTGTCAAAGCCGTCGGTGACGAGCTCGAGCTCGGCGCGCAGCTGCGCAGACGAGCCCGGTGAGTTTGGGGTGGGGTATGTCGAGTGAACGTAATAGCTATTGCTCATCGGAGTCCTCTGCGCGGCGTGTAGTGAACAACTATGCTGTTGACAGTGAAGGGCTGAAACAACGCAGAGACCGACGAAATCCGAATGGCCATGTTCTCAGCGGTTCCTTGCACCTCGACTTCCGACGGCGAAATGTCAGATCCATCCCAAACAAAGTTGTCCCAGGTCATGCTGTCCCAATATCCGGAACGCAAGTCGTTTTCGTATGTCAGGTCGACGGCTTGATCTAGCGCCGTGGACCGGTACGCCAGGTCGTAGCCAAAGGCAATCTCGGCGTAGGAGTCGCCGGTCAACTCCACACTGGCCTTGCGATAGCGCTTCAGCACCCGCGGCGACTTTGTACTGTTGTAGACGAGGTTCAGGTTGGCCGCGATGGACTCGCCGTCGAAACTTGTCCCGACGTCCATCTGGTAAACAAACCCATTGCTGGACCCGAAAAACGAAATGGCGCCTCCGTCGCTGGCCTCGCCTTCTGTGGTGCAAAGCGCAGGATTCAGCAGCTGCACCGGCATCGGGCCCAGGACCTTGCCGTTAAGCACAGTCAGGTAGACCGCCGCCCCATCGCTGAAGAACACCCGGTACTGACCTTTGATTCGGTTGACCGTGCTCGCACACGCCAGGGTTAGCCGCTGCTCAATGAACGGCCGAATGTTCATCGTCAAAGACGCCGGCAAGAAGTTGCCGAAGTTCAGCGACGTGCCCAGGCTCATAATCCCGCGGTCGTCCAGCACGTAGGCCTGGTCCATGTTCTGGGCCGTGTATGCCAGGGCACCCGTGCCGGTGTTGAACGTGGAGAGCTGGAAGTTTCCAGAGCTCGTGCCGTACAACACAGACGTGTCTGTGCGGGTGTAAACCGCCAATGCGCCGCTTGACTGGTCTCCGGGCAGCGGCAGCAGGTTGGTGATCTCAGCGTTCATCGCCAGTTCGCCCGCCCCCAGCAGCGGGGTCCAGTTGTACGGGTTGCCAAGCGACGAGAACTGCAGCGATGCGCCAAAGCTCAAAAACAGGTGCTGCTTGTGAAAGGCAATGTGCTTCGGCGTATCCACCGCCATGCCGGTGCGGATCGGTACAAACGTGGTGCCGTCAAAAGAAAAAGCCTTGTTCACGCCATCACAGCCGTACATCTTGTAGTTGGCTGTGCCGCCACCAAAATTTGCTACGACAATTTCAAACCGCCCGTTTGGCGACAAAGTCGTTGTGGAATACGTGCCGACAGACTCCGCCGCTTTAAGGCCGCCCACGTACACGTGTTCGCCTGCGACCGGGGTGCCGGTCATGTTGGTGAACACGATGTAGCCGGCAGCATCACCGCCGGCCCACGTGCCCGACAGCACAACCACGGCCTTGACCAGTGCGGTAGCCCCGCTGGTGTGGCCGACGATCGTGTCACCCGGAAAGATTTCACGGGTGCCGGTATCAAAATCAAACGTGGCCATCAAGTCCACCTGGGTCCAGCCCGAGGTTGTGGACTTGTACATGTTGGTTGCTGTGCCGGCGACGTTGTTACGCCAGGCGTAGACCGTGCCGTTGTAGAGCCCCACCCCGCGAATCGGCCCGGAGCCAGGCACCGCCTGGATGTCGGCGCGGTAATCATTCGCGGCCAAGGCTTTGTAGGTGGCGTCCTCTAGGCCGTCAGCCGAGGGGCCTTGCACCGTCGTAATCTGCGCCTGGGTATTGCCGCCGACGGTTAAAAATTCGCCGGCAACAAAGTCCCCAACAAGGCGCGTCAGAACGACATTGCTGCCGCTCACTGCAATGACCTTGCCCGTAGCCGCCGAGCTCGACCCGGTCACGGAGTTGCCGACAGATACGGTGCCCGTGATGTTGCAGATCAAAATCGAATACACCGCGTCCGACGGGCTTGGCCGCCCATCAAAGCGCTCGTACCCCGCAATCCGCGTATAGCCGCCGGTGATCGAGCACTCGAAATTCGCCGCCCGCCGGGCCACGCCTGGTGGCAACGACAGGGTCGGGGTGATCTGATCCAGGCCGCCGGCGAGTCGAATCAGGTCATAGTTGACCGGCGGAGTCTTTAGCGGCATCGCAGGCCCCCTACGCCAGAGGTGGCCCGCTCACTGGAACCGTGAGCTGGTCGAGCTCGAGCCGGTTCATCAGCCGTTTGAATTCTGACTCCCCGCGCTGGTAAACCTCAGGCGCAGCCTCGTACCCGCCGTAGTACATCATGGCGCGGTAGACGATGATCATGTGGAACCGATCCGGCAGCGCCGGCTCGTCCACGTCCGCAGACAGCTCCACGGGGCGCTGGTAGTACTCGCCGGTAATCACATAAGGCTGGTCGGGGATAGACCCGAAGCCCAGGCTTTTGTTGACGCCGGGCACGATCGTCACGACCACGGGCCTGGCGTACGTCGTCCGCATGTTTCCGTACTGGTACAGATTGCGAAACGTCGTGTACTCCATGTAGTTCAGCAACTGCTCGTCCCGGTAGTTCTGGCCCACCGATGAACACCGGAAGCTGTCGCGCTTCCAGTTGGCAAAGGTGCTGCCTATGCCGGCTTGTGTCGGGGTGTAGGTCTGCTGCTGCGTAACCGTGTTGAACTCCACCGGCGCCCGCAACCACTGCCAGTCTTCTTTCGAAGTCTGAATGTCGACCCAAGCGCTGTTGACCCAGCTGGCCATCCGCAAGGATTCGCCAGACAGGTTCTGCGCCGTCGGCAACGGAGTGCGAGCGCCAGAGACGCCGCACTCCACCCTGGCACGGTTAACGAGCTGCAGGTAATTCATTAGGCCGGCTCAGCCAGGACGTTCTGCAGCCAGGCGCGGCCGCGCGGGTTCTTGTCTTCGACCAGGTCGAAGGGATAGGCCAGGCCGTGCCGTGCGCGCAGCTCAGAGACGTCAGGGGCGGCCGGGTTCGGCGTGACCTGCGTGTACTTGGTCTCCTTCATGCGGGCCAAGATCTCGACGTACTTGCGCTTCACCGTCGTCGGATAGCCGCGGATGATGGGCTGGTTCGTGCCGTTGCAGTTCACGATCACGTGCGGTGCCTGGTTCTCATCCGTGGTCGAATGAATCATCACAGTCACCAGCTCGTTCATGAAGGCTTCGTCAGAAACCAGCTGCGAAAGGTCTTTGGACTCGGCCACCGTTTCAACAACCGGCGCATCGTCCGAAATTTCGATCCCCTGTATGGGTGTATTTTTTGCCATCTCTACAACTCCTTGTGGTTGGAAAACACGTGCCAAAAAAGAGGGGCGCCGAAGCGCCCCTCAAACTCCCAGGGGAGGGACCAGGGAGATGGCAACAAATTACTGCGCGCTACCCGGCATGACCATGCAATCCATGAAGACGTCGGTGACGCCAGCATTGCTAAGGTCAGTGGAGCCGGGAGTAAACGTGGTCGACGAGTTCGTCGTGACCTTGATCATGCCGACCAGGGTCAGATCGTTAGCCGGGGCAGCAGGCACGGGACAGGGCTGACCAGCTTCCACGACGGGGCCGCGGGAGTTAGAGAAGTTGCCCGAACCGTCGATCCACACGGCATACAGCGCCGCGCTGGAGGGAGGAACGGTGCCGATGCCGGCCGTGAAAGCCACGTTGTCGGTAGCACCCTTGGACTTAAACACGCCATTGCTGGTGTAGGTCAGCGTGTTGGTCGTCTTGTAGGTATTGGCGTTGGTACCTTCGGCAACGCCCGCGGCGGTCAGCGACACGTAGCCGCTGTTGAGTTGCTCAATGTTGTAAGACATGTCTTTAACTCCTTAATCTTTGACGTAAGTTGCGATGGTGGCCGCGTAGTTGGTGTCAGCGACACCGGTGTCTGCGTCCAGTTTTGCGCCAACAGCCTGCAGGCAGTTCACAACGGCGGCCAAGAGCTGTCCAAGCTCTTGCCGGTCGATGCCGTCTGCCAGGCGATTGACGCGCTCATTTACTGATTCAGCGGGCATGTAAGTGTCCTTTCAAAATGTCGGCAGACCCGAAGATCTGCCGACGTTTTCATCAAAGAGCCGTCACGCCAGCCTCAATACGGGCCATGAAGGCGTCGTTGAGGCGGACAGTGGCGAACCAGGTGGAAGCCCCGACATAACCAAACTGACCCAGGGGGTTAGCGTGGTTGGTCTGGGAGGCCTTGAGCACGATGGGCTTGATGGCAGACATGCCCTTGAGTGCAACCTGACCCCAGGCGTCTTCACCGATGATGATGAAGGGGTACACGTCCACGTTCGAAGCACCGACAGACAGCATGCCGTTGAGCGTGCTTGAACCGGCAGCAAGGAAGGGCTTCAGAAGCGGAGAGCTGATGAAGCGGAAGTCTTCGCAAGCGCCAATTTCGCGGTCGTGGATGGGTTTGAACGAACCGTACTCTTCGACGCGGGTAAAGCCGGGAAGATTACGGATGTCAGAGACCGCATCGGTGTGCACGAACACGATGTAGGCGGGCTGCACAGCACGGGTGCCGAAGTTCACGCCAGGGGCGAGACGGGAAGTCACGCGGCGGGAGCGGTTGGACTCGAGCGTACGGGCCGACTTACGCAGGGCGTTCAGGCTGATGGCGGTGTTGATGCCCGAGCGGCTGGAGCCGTTCGAGTAGATCACCGTGGAGCCAGCCTTCAGCACGCCGTAGCGAACCATCTCCATCACCTCGGCCAGGGTCTCGCCGGTGAGCTTGACCATTTCGCCGGGGATGTCGTCCTCATACAGCTGCTCGACTTTGGAGCTGTACTTGAACAGGATGCCGTACTGCTGGAGCTGAACCGACACGTCCTGGAAGCTGATCGTGTTGGCGTTGGGGGTCACACCTTCTGCAAGCACAAAGTTGCTGGCAGTGATGTCAGGCGTGCCGACGTAGCGGCTGGAGCCCTCGATCGTGGTGCCGGTGGTGGAGGCGCCAAAAGGCAGAGTCCGGCGGAACACCAGGGTGTCCGTGGAGTTCTGCGGCATTTCGCGCTGGGTGCCGAAGTCACCGAGAACGGTGATGGGTTGGGCGTGCTCAAGCATGCCCTGTGCAGCACGGATTAGGTTCCGTGAGGCAACGGTGCCGTAATTCTGAATAGACATGATTTACTTCCTTCTAAAAAAAGTTGAGATTAAAACCCGCGCTGCGCTCGAGTTTTCTCGCGCTGTGCGGCTTCGTAGTTCCAAAGCTCTGATGGCGACATGTCGTCCAGTGTTTTGGGCGGCGGTGTCTGACCAGGTCTTACGGTCGCGGCTGCAGCGAGACGTGCTCCGCGCTCTTGCCGAATTTCCGTAGCAGAACGCTTCTTCGTGTCGTGAAACAGGTCCAACATACGAATTGCATCCCGCGCCGAGTTGCTGTTCGCTAAAGCCTGAACCTCGGGCGACTGCACGGTGAACCATTGAACAAAGTCGGTTGAATTGACCGTGTTCTTCCAGTCCTCGTACTTGCCCTCGATCCGAGCCTCTTCCATGGTTCGAGCCATCTCGGCCTTGGTCTGCGAAACCTGCTGCTGCACGTAGGCGGCGACCGCTTGCGGGTCGAGGCCTGGTGCTGCCGGTTTGACGCTTCCCAGTTTGGCCGCGACGTACTCTTCCATCGCGCCAGCCCACTCGGGGAAATCTTGCTTGAGCTGCTCCCACTTCTCTGGGTTCTTGGCTGCGGCAGCCATTTGTCCCTGCGATGGCGCATCTTGCGGAGCCACTTGCGTGGCGGCCTGACGGGCCTGCTGGAATTCACGCTGCATCGCTGCCACGCGACCCTCAGCGGTCTTTACGTGGTGCAGCAGTTGGGCGTTTGCCTGCTCCAACTGGGAGATCTTGGCCAATGCGGCCTTGACTTCCTGCGGGAGACCAGCCAGTGGATCGGCCGGCGCCGGTTCTTCTGCGGGTTGGGTGTCGGCGGAAGCCTCTTGAGCCGGGGGCTCTTCAGATCCGCTTGCTTGCGGCGCAGCTTCATCAGCCGACGGCGCAGTGGCCTGTGGCTCGACCGCGGGTTGTTCACCAGCGCCGAGTTTCGTGGCCTCTTCGTTCCAAATGTCCTGCAGTTGATCCTGCGACAAGTTTTCTTCCACTGTTACGCCTCCAAAAAACAAAACCGCCCGTAGGCGGCCTTTTTGCCAAGGTCAACCGGGCGTTATTCCGGGTCGACCACCACTTCTCGAGTTGCCGACTTGGGCAAGTCGAGGAATTTTTTTAGTGTTCTTATCTCACCGCGCAATGCCGCGGTGTCTTCTGCGTTCAGACCAATGGCGTCGTTCTTCTCCCGGGCCCGTTTCAGCTGTTCTTCGGCCCATTTACGCAATTGGTGCCAGGTGGCAGATTGGAAATCGATCATAGAAATGAAAAGGCCGCGCTAGGCGGCCGTTATGAATTCTGTGGACGCGAGGTCCCCGCGAAATTGTACGTCGGAGTCTAGTATTTCCGCAACTACCCAAAAAATCACGTCAAAAACCGCAGTATCTCCTCAGCCACTTCAAGAATCACGTCAAAAACCGCAGTTTGTACAGCGTTGTCTGGTAAATCCCAACCACCTCGTCGATGACGTTGTGCAATGAGGACTCTGTACGGGGGCAAATCTTCTCCCGGTTGTCCTCAATCCAGGACACCTGCTGGTCCAGGATGTCGGCGATCTCCCCTTCGAACTCGTTGTCGGCCAGTGGCACGTCCAAAAGCTCGTTGTACCGCCCCTGGTACTGCTCTACGAAGCCATCCAGCAGGGCAAGCACGCCCTCGTAGAACCCTTGCAGGGCTACGTGCGCCGCGTAGCTGGTGGTTTTCCAGTGTGCGCGATGTGCCAGGTCTCTACCGACCAGGACCATTGCGACAAATTGACCGGCTTGCTTACTCATGCTCGTCCTTTCTTGTTCTTAATCGCCGCGGGGGCGGTATACGGGCACGCCATAGCGCACGCCCTTGCCCTTCATTACTTCGCCAACAAGACCGCTCTCGATTTCGGCCAGGCTGGGCGCGTTCATCTTAGAAACCTGGGCCGGCGTGGCCGCCGGGGCTTTGCGGTCAAAGGTCTTCTTCCATTCGGGCGGAGACTCCATGTACGTGGAGGCGTCACGGCTGAAGTTGTACGTTGTCGGCGTAACCCAATCCCCGTAATCCTGCCCGGGAACTACAGCGTCAAGCCGCCATTCCGGCGTGATGTAGACAGGATTGCCGGCAAAATCTAAATGCGAGACGTACCCGCTGTCGTCTGAATACTTCCGTACTCCTGTCACGGATTCCCGCTTAACTTCCGTCGGGTTTTGCCGCAGCTGCCGATAGCCCTGGCCGCCAGGGATGTTGGTCGCGCCGTAAGCCGTCTGATCAAAACCCCGGGGCAGAGACGCGCCAATTAACGCGCCGCCGGAGTTCACCGCACTGACGTTGCCGCCGCCGTCGATGACCAACAGATTGCCGTTCTGGTCCTTGACCAGGGTCGTCTTGTATTTGTCAACGCCGCGGTTGTACCGGTTGATCTGACGCTGGTACGCCTCCAGGGCGCGCTGGTAGCTGTCTTGTTCGCGGGCGAGTACCGACATCGCTTAGCCCCCCGCCTGCATCTGCCCGGGCGCCCGGCCCCCTGGCACGTTGTAAAAGTAAAGCATCGGATTCTGATTGGTCAGCAGGCCAGGGGCGCCTGTCGGCGCGTTAATTGTTGGCGTGTAGTTCAACAGCCCGGCGTTGTTGATAAGCCCCGGCTGTGGCTGCTGTTGTACGACGCCGCCCCCGGTCGTCGCCGCACTTGGCTGCGTGCTTTGGTCCACCACCCGGGCTCGCGCCATCAGATCAGACGAGTTTCGCGTTGGGGCTCTCGCAACCTTCGGGGCTTCGCGCACATCGATCTTGGTTGGCCGCGTTGGTTGAGAAGGCGTTGTGCTCCCTGTCGACGGAGTGGTGGGTGTTGATTTGGCCGGGCCCGATGTAGCCGAGCCCAATGTAGTCGGCGTTGTGGGCGCCGATGTAGTTGGCGCTGACGCCGCGGAACCGGCTGGCGTATTGGTCGGCGCTTGGCCAGCGGAGGGTTGTTGCTCTGTGACTTCGGCGCTTTCACGTGGCGCGTACACCGCTTTATATGAATGCGATATAGACGCCGGGGTGTAATCGATCGCGGGCAGCTCGTACTTTTTTTCTGGGTCAAAGTTACCGCTAAGGATCGCGTTGTACGTGTCACTGGCGTATGCAAGCTGTTTATCTGCCAGGCCCCTAACGGAATTCCTTGCGGCTTTGAACTGCGTGCCGATTTCGTTTAATGCCCCCGAATAGTTGGCGGTTAGCTTTTTTACGAGTTCTGAAAACTCTGCCGGCGGGATAAGACCGCCGTCCCGCAGCCGCGCGGCCTCGGCCATGTCATTCTCGTAGGCTTTTTGTGCCGCGGCTCTTTGAACCGTCTGCTCCTCGGACAATCGGTCGTACTCAGCATTTCGCTGCCCAAAGATCTGGTCAAACATTTGATTTTGGACTTTGCTTGCATTGCTACTCAAATACTGTTGACGTTCCTCAATAATCTTGTTCGCCGCTGCTTGCGAGAACAGGTCTTGTGAAAGACCCGCAAATTGGGCGCGTTCCGCATCAGAAAATATGTTTGATTTCGCAGCCTTTTCATACGCCCGGGCGAGCCACCGCTCATCGCCAGAGATAGCATTTGATCCTCTGGCCAAAGATTCTTGTATGCGCCACTTTGCGTGGTCAATTTGATACAAAGCGTCGGCTTTTTGAAAATTCAATGCCATGTTTCGGTAGGCATCAATGCCGCCAACAGAGTTGACCACCTTCAATACCTCGGGGTAACTCTGAATGCCGTTCTTGATGTAGCGGTCAATATCTTGGACCTCCCACCGCGGCAGGTCTGGATTCCAATATGGGGCTTTGGGTTCTTGCATTCTTAGCGCTCCTTACCCGGGAAACTGCACGCCTGTTGGCATCTTGAACAGCTGCTGATTGACGCCCGTAATCAGGCCGCCTGTGCCAGCGTTGATGGGCACCTGGTAGGTCGGCATCTGATTGCCGGCGTTGTTGATGAGCCCCTGGTTGCCCTGGTTCAAGAGAGGCTTGGTGTAGCTGTAGTTCGTCACGCCCGCTGCCAGCGCTGCAGCCGCCGAGCTGTACGACCTGCCGTCCGGGCCGTAGACCACGCCCGTCGTGCCCATGCCGCCCATCACGTTGTCGTTGGTCGATATGCCAGCGTCGATCACGCCCTGGCCGCTCGTCGTGTTGCCACCAGTCGTGCCGCCACCGCCCGGCTGTGGGCCGGGTATCAACGGATCTGCGCCTGGCAGCGGCGGGTTGCCGCGGTTCGGGTTGTAGGGCGACACGCCACGCACGTTGCCCAGGTTCGGATTGTTCGACGGGCCCAGCACGGGCAGATTGCCGCCGGCCGCACCGTAGGCCTGCCACTCCTGGTCCAGCCGCTGCCGGCGCTCGAGCTCGGCCTGCTCTGCGGCCATCTGCTTGTCGTACCAGTTCGGGTCTTTCCACGGGGCGACGACATCCGGGCTGCCGCCCGCGGCCAGCTGGTTCTGCGCCTGCAGATTGGCGTTGTCGGCCATCGCCCCGACCTCATCGCGGTACGGGTCCAGGCCCTTCTCGGCAACGATGTCGCCAATGCGGCGGTTGGTTAGTGGGTCGATCTGCTGCAACTGCCAATCAACGAAGGCTTTTTGTTCTGCTGTTAACGCCACGATCTATCCTTTCTGGGGCTAAATGCCCGATCCCGCAACGAGCTTCAGACGCTGTTCGGCAGCGAACAGCTCCTTCTTGCCACGTTCCTTTATCGCCGTATCCGCCAACTTCGCTTTGATCTGCTCAAGGCTCAGATTTTGCGCATTAGCCATCTTTAGCATCTCTATTTCGCGGGTTAACTGCATCTCTTCACGCCGCGCGGCGATGTCGGCCTGCTTGATCTGCAGCCTTGTCTGCAGCTCTGCCAGGTCGCCCTGGTTCTGCGCCTGCACGCGCTGCATGTCTGTCTGCGCCCGGATCTGGGCTGCGGCGATGCGCGGGTCGGGCGGCTGCTGCGCGGCTGCCTGCTGCTGCATCTCCTTGATCTTCTCGATCTCTTCTTCGGACTTGAAGACCTCTGCCGGGTCGACGTGCTGCGCCTGTAGCGCCTTCTCGAAGAGCTTCTTCGGGTCGATGAACATGCCGAAGATCGGATTGGCCGCAGCGGCCAGGAGGTTCAAGAACGCCTGGTTCTGAATGTCCCGGACCATCAGGGCGCTCGAGCCACGGGCGTCAATCGTGAAGTCGCCCTTGATCTCCTCGTCCTCGTTGTAAAGCATGTTGTAGTCGTAGTACCGGCGGATGTGCGGCTTGGTCACCATGTCATCGAACTGCTTGACCAGGCGGCGCAGCACGACGTTGGCGCTATTCATCAGCATCTGCATGCCGCCCACCGTGTCCGGTGCCGCGCCCTTTTCGCCCTGCATCATCACCGGCACGCCCGTCTCGGCATCTGCCAGTTCGGTGGCCATCTTGATAATCCCGGCGAGCTCGGCCTGGTGGCTGTCGAATTCGAACGTGGCGAAGGCCTTCCTAACGTCATCCATGTCATCCGTGGCAAACCAGATCTTGCGGCTGGAGAGCTGCCACTGCTTGTCTGCCGGCTGGATTACGTTGGGGTTCATCACGATCTGCGGGCCCGAGGACACGCCTGCGTTGTCCATCATCTGGCGCCAGGCCGCGTTCAACACCTTCTGCTGGGCGCGCATGAGATACGGCACGCCATAGCCCCAGCAGCTGCCCGAGACTTTCTCCCAGACGTAGAAGTCGTACGGCATCTGGCCGTCGTCCAGCGGGTTCATGAACGCCTTGACCACCGTGTCGTTGATCATCACCACGCAGGCGCTGACGGCACGCAGCTCGTCTTTCTCGCCCACCTCAACGCCAGCGGCTTCGAGGTCCTCGTGATCGACCTCGCCCCAGTACTCCCACAGCTCATAGGTGTCGCGGGCCAGGTCGCGCTGCTCTTCGTCCTTGAGCTCTTGGAAACTGGCCGACTTCTT